TCCGCTGTCTACGATTCTTGTTTTTCGGGGTGTAGCTTAGCCTGGTAGAGCGCCTGCTTTGGGAGCAGGAGGTCGGGAGTTCGAATCTCCCCGCCCCGACCAGGATTAGAGGAGGGAGGAGGTTTTCACTCTAGAGAGGTGTTGCATTCTGTAGCGTTTGAGGCCGTTTTGTTGCACGTTTTGGCACAGGAAATGGCACAAAAACGGCACAAAATATGGCACAAGAATCAGCACGCGATACCAGACGCACTCAGTCCCTCGTAAAGTCCCTCCCAAAGGGAATCCGCATCGGCATGTTTTCTGATGGGAGACGGAAGCCTTTTTTTGTGCGCTATGGCCGACCACGGCACGTGGAGTCCTTCGCAAGCGAGTTCGAGAGAAACGACCGCGCGGTCATCTTGCGCCGCGAGTGGGAGGAGTACGAAGAGCCGGAGCTCGTGCGGTTCAATCCGCGCGAGTGGGAGGAGTTCAAGGCGTGGAAGGCGCAGCGGCAGTTGGCGGTACGCCGTTCAGTAGAACAGGCGGTCGAGCAGTACTTGGCTGCACGCGATGAGGAAGGCCTTAGCCCTGACAGCATCTCTCATGCGCGGCTGCACTTAACGCGTTTCGCAGAAAAATTTGGCGCACTGAACCTGTCCGAGATCAATATGAACTATGTGAAATTGTGGCTGGGGAAGCTGCGCTCTGAAAATAGGTTCTCGGATGTGACGGTCGCGCACCACAGAATATCGCTGAGCTCGCTGTTCTCGTGGGCGGTGCGAATGAAGCTCGTGAACGAGAATCCCTGTGCAGCAATACCTGCGCCTCGTCGTGTGCGTAGTGACGATGTGGCGGTCCTGACGCTGCGCGAGGCATTCAGGTTTTTCAGTACGAATAGGGATCAGCCCGCAATCGGTCGGCTGGCCCTCGAAGCGTTTGGTGGGCTGCGTTACTCGTCGGCAGCGCGGCTCACGTGTGAGGAGCTGGATTTCGAGAACAAGGGCATCACGTTTCCCTCCACAAAGCATAAGTTGGGGAAGCGGTTTTACGTGGATGGGTGGCCGCACAACTTATGGCGGTGGGTAGGGTATGTCCCTAGGGGTGGGTGGGGGCTACCCGAGTGGGCTTACGCTCGCGGCAAAAAGGACGCTTTCATACGGGCCGGAGTCTCGAATGCGGGCAATGTTTTCAGGCATACGTTCGCAACGATGCACCTCGCTGCGTTCAATAAGCAGGAGGCCTTGGCGCGGCTGCTCACGCACCGCGATGTCGGCATGCTGATGACTCACTACCGTGGCCGTGGCGTGCCACAGGCTGTTGCTCGGGCTTACTTCTGTATCACGCCACGCACCGTAGAGCTTGGGTGGGAACGCTTCTGTGAGTGGTTTCATGTGCCCAAGTCGGCGCGTTAACAACTCGCTACAGTTTCTGTCTCATTTTGTCGCAAATTTGATCGGGGGGAGGGTTAAAGTTTTGATCATCAACGAGGAACCGAACTTGCCTGACCCAAGGCGTAATATGGCCCGAGTTTTTCTGAAATTTGCGGAGGGCAGGCTGTGGGGGGCGGGGTGGGGGGAGGTTTGAGGGTAGCGCGCGGGCGACGGGGCGATACTGGGGCGGGGCGGGGGTTGTTGGTGTAGGGGTGGCGGTTGTTGGCGGAAATTGACGGTTTGCGTCACTTGTCGTCGGTTTGCGTCGGTTTGCGTTACTTTGCGTTGGTTTCCGACGAAGATTGACGGTTTGCGTCAGTTTTTTGATTAGCCGCGACGCGCTTGTGGGCCCGCTAGTGTGGCGCAACGATGCGCAGCCTGTGGCCTAAAGTTTTTTCCCGCCTGCGGAGGGGCGATCATGGGAGCGCGAGCAGGGGTGCTCGTGCAGATAATCTCTCCGCAGGCGGGGCTCCTCATTCCCCTGTGATGGGGGCGGCGGAGTTTCGCAGTGGCTTGGCTGGCGCGGGCGGCGGCAGTATTTTTGGCGGCGGTTCGTTTTCGGGTGCGCTGGTCAACTCGCAAACCGCGCTGGGTCTGCCTGCTGTGCTGGCGAGTGTGTCGCTTTTGTCGGACATGGTGGCTTTGTTGCCGCTTGAGTTGTACCGGCGCACGGAGCGGGGCGATGTGCCTGTGCGCGATCATCCGGCCCATATTGTCGTGAACCGGCCCGGTGACCTGCACACGAGTTTCGAGTTGCGGCAGTTGATCATGACGGGGGTCTGCCTCGGGGGGAATGGCTACGCGCGCGTGCACCGCAGCGCGGGGGGTACGCCTGTCGAGCTAGAGTGGCTGTCGCCGAGCGCGGTGGCCGTGCAGCGGCTGCCCAAGACGCGCTACCTGTCCTACAAGCTTTCTGGCGAGCGGCGTCCGTTGACGCGCCCTGACATCGTGCACATCCGCGCGTTGTCGAGTGATGGGGTGCGGGGGATGTCGCCGATCACGCTGCTGCGCGAATCAATCGGCACGTCGCTTTCGCAGCGCGAAGCGGCGGCGCGGATGATGTCGCAGGGGTCGCACTTCAAGGGGGTGCTGGAGCTGCCGCCGGAGGCGACGCCTGCGCAGGTGCAGCAGTACCGCGAGGAGTGGGAGCGCAACCACACGGGCATACTCAACTCGGGCTCGGTGCCGATGCTGTGGGGGCTGAAGTTCCACCAGGTCTCGGGGATGAGCGCGCAGGATGCGCAGTTCATCGAGAGCCGCCGTTTCGAGCTTCAGGAGATCGCGCGCGCGTACCGCATCCCATCGTTTCTAATCGGGGACACGACTGCCAACACGTCGTGGGGCTCGGGCATCGAGCAGCAGAACATCGGCTTCCTGCTGTATTCGCTCAACCCGTGGCTGATCAATTTTGAGCAAGCCTTGGGCTACAGCCTGCTCACCGAGCAGGAGTTGGCAGCGGGCTACCATTTCCAGTTTGACCGCGAGGAGCTGAGCGGGGGCTGGCTGCCGCAGCAGGCGGCTTTCGTCACCTCGATGCGCAACAGCGGCATCTTCAGCCCCAACGATGCGCGCCAGTGGCTGGGCTACCCGAAGGTCGATGCCGAGGGGATGGACGACTACCGCGCGCCGCTGAACTCGTCGGCCAGCGGCAAGGACGCTGCCGTACTCGCCGCCGCCGGTGCCGAGGCCCAGCCCGCACCCCCTTCCACTGCCCACACCTGATTTTCCTATGAGCACCCATTTTATCAGCCCGACGACCGAGCGGCGTTTCTCCACTGGCCCCGTAGAGCTGCGCGGCACCGATGGCACTGCCGACACGCCGCCGCTCGTGCGCGGTTACGCCGCCTTGTTTGACACGCCCAGCGGCGACCTTGGCGGTTTCCGCGAGGTGATCGCGCGCGGCGCGTTCGACGGGGTGCCGCTCACCGACGTGGTGTGCCTGTTCAACCACAACCCCGACCTGATCCTCGCGCGCAGTGCGCCAGCCACCGGTGCGGGCGGCCCCGCCACGCTCTCGCTGGGCGTAGACGAGCGCGGGCTTTGGTACGAGTTTACCCCGCCCAACTCTTCGCACGGCCAGACGCTGATCGAGGCCCTGCGCCGTGGCGATATCGGCCAGTCCAGCTTCGCCTTCACCGTCGCCAAGGACGGCGACCTGTGGGCCAGCCCGAGCGACGGGCCGCCCGAGTACGAAGCGGGCAATACCACGCAACTGCGCACGATCACGCGGATCGAGCGGCTCTACGATGTGTCGCCGGTCACGTACCCCGCGTACCCCGACACCACAGTCGCCCTGCGTTCGCTGGCCGCCCGCAGCCAGACCACGGCCCAGCCGGAAAGCCCCGCCGCCGAGTCGCCGCCTCCTGCCGCTGAAACCGCAGACCCCTACGCCGCCGTGCCCGCTGCCACCCGCGTGGAGCTGGGCCTGATCTGAAACCGCGCGCCGCGCCCGCGCACGCCTCCCCCTTTTCCCACATCCCACAAAACCCGCAACCCACCGACCCATTATGTCTACGACTACCCTCGAACAGCAAAACATCATCAAGCGCCTCAACGAGCGTAACCGCGAAATTCAGGAGCAAGCCCGCACGCTCGACGCCACCAAGGCGGAGGCGCGCAGCACCCTCGAAGCCCTCACCAAGGAGCACGCCGAGAACTGCGCCACCATCGCCGCCGAGGCCCAGCGACTCCAGCTCCTCGCTGCCGAAGCCCCTGCACCCGAAGAGCAGCTCAGCGAGGGCGATGCGCGCTCCCTGAACCGCTTCAACCTGGGCAAGCTCCTGCGCCACCTGAAGGCCCACGCGCGCGGCGCGCACTCCACCCTCGACGGGGTCGAGGCCGAGATGGTGCGCGAGGGCGAGCGCGAAGCCCGCGCCGCCGGTATCGAGAGTAGCGGCGTCATCCTCCCGCGCGTCCTCGTGCGGCGCACCGGTGCGGCCATGCGCGGCATCGAGCGGCGCGACATCAACGCGACCGGCTCCGCCGAGCAGGGCGGCACCCTGATCGCCACCGAGAAGCGCGGCCTGGCCGATGATTTCTTCAATGCCAGCGTCATCGCCGCAGCCGGTGCGACCGTCATCGAAGACCTCGTGGGCAACCTCGACCTGCCCCGCCTGCACGCCTCGACGACCAAGCCCAAGGGCAAGGGCGAGGTGGAGGCCGCCGACAAGCTCGACCCGACCTTCGCGCAACTCTCGCTCACCCCGAAGCGGCTCTCGGCCTACATCCCCTTCACCGACCAGTTCGCCCGCCAACGCTCCGACTCCATCGAAGCCCTCATCCGCAAGTACCTGACCGAGGAGCTGCTCGGCCAGCAGGAGATCGCCTTCTTCCACGGCACCGGCACCAAGGAAGCCGAGGGCCTGGCAAACACGACCGGCATCGCCTCCGTCACCAGCGAAGGCGGCACGGGTGCCCCCACCTGGGAGCAGATCGTCGCCCTTGAGACCTCCGTCGACGTGAAAAACGCGCTGCTGGGCAACCTGCACTACATCACCAACTCCCGCGTGAAGGGCCTGCTCAAGCAGACGAAAAAGGGCGACAACACCGCAGGCATCTACCTGCTGGACGGTAACGGCGACCTGCTCAACGGCTACAAGCCCTACTACACCAACGCCATCAGTGCCGACCTCGGCAGCACCAAAGACCGCTCCGCGCTCTTCTTTGGCAACTGCTCCGACTACATCATCGGCTACTGGGGCGGCCTCGAGCTGGAGGTCGTGCGCGACGTGGAGGGGGCCAAGACCGGCACCAGCACCGTCGTCATCTCCGCCTTCTACGACGGCGGCGTCCTGCGCCCGAAGTCCTTCGCCGCGCAGCTCGACCTCAAGGCCTGACGAGTCCCACCACCACTCCCCCCCCATCGAGATGGGGGGGGTAACCACGAACCCCCGCCCTGCCATGCAATTAGTCATTCCCCGTAGCGACATCCTGATCATCGGTCGGCACTGCCCCGCCGGTGAGCCAGTCGAAGTCTCCGACACCACCGCGTACCTGCTGCGCGCCCACGGACTGGTGACGCTCGCGCCCGCCGAGACCGCCACCGCTGCCGATGCCCCGCAGCCGGAGACGGCTTTAGCCCCGCCCGCGGCCGAGACCGCCACCGCGCCTGCGCCCGCTCCCCGCCGCAGCACCAAAGCCAAGCCCCCCGCCTCCTGAGTTATGATTCTCGAACTGATAGAGGCTCCCACACAGGAGCCCATCTCGCTGGAGGAGGCACTCGCACACCTGCGGCTGGGC